CATTCTTATATTGGAGCAACTACAATTAAAAATTTTTCAAAATGTTGTACTTTTGTAAGATGTACTCAAACTACAAATGAAATATTTGTAAATTCTGCATTTTAAAAAATTTGTTTTTATTTTAGATTATATAATAAAATTTTTATATTAATCACTATATAAATAAATTATATTTATAATATTTTAAATACTATAAATACTATTAATACTATAAATAAAGAAAAATTTTATCTATATACAATTATTTATATTTATATTTATTTTATTTTATTAAATAATACAACTGTTATACCTAATAATATCCACATTATAAATCCAAATATAGTAATATAGTTTATAGGTAAATTTTTATAAAAATGGGAAATTGCTAAAATACTTAAAGCAATTAAAGATACTATAGCCCCACCAATAGCTGTTCCAATAAAGAATTTATGTTTTTTATTATCATTTATAAAAAAAGATGAAACTAAAGATATTGGAAATGCTGCAAAATATCCAGCAAATTGTGGTGGTAAAACTAAAGATATAAATTTACTAGCAGTTATAATTGATCCTCCTAAAAAAAAAGTTTCTATATATTTAATATAATTATCCATATATATATATATATAATAATTGATTATAATATTTTTTAAAAATTTTTTAATTTATCCTGAGCACATTAAACATCCTTCATTTTGATTTGTATCTTTATTTTCAGCTTGTGGTTTTGATTCAGGTTCAATTGTAAATTGTTGTACTTGATGATGTGCTTTTCGCCGTAAATAGTATATTCCAGTTTTTAGTCCTGCTTTCCATCCATAAAAATGCATATTAGTTAATGACTTAATTGTTGGATTTTCTATCCAAAGATTAAAACTTTGTGATTGACATATATATTGTCCTCTATCTCTCGCCATATCAATTAAATCTTTCATTGGTATTTCCCAAACAATTTTATATTTATTTTTTAAACATTCTGGGATACCATCAATAAATTGTATACTTCCTTTATTAGCAATTATATTATTTTTAATATCTTCATTCCATAAATCTAAGTCCATTAATTCTTTCATTAATTTTTTATTAACTAAAATAAATTCACCTGCTAATGTTCTACGAGTATAAATATTACTAGTATAAGGTTCAAAACATTCATTATATCCTAATATTTGACTTGTACTAGCAGTAGGCATAGGAGCTACTAATAAACTATTTCTTAATCCATATTTTTTTATATTTTTTTTTAGTTTAGTCCAATCATATCTGTTAGAAGGATTACTATTCCACATATCAAATTGTAAAATACCTTCACTTGTAGGTGAGCCTTCAAATGAAGAATAGGCCCCTAATAAATTTGGATCTCTATTAATTAGCGAAATTTCTTTTTTATTAGGTATAATATTTTTTAATGCTTTTTCAATTTTATTATCACAATCAACTACCTTAGATATAGATGCATCTGTAATATTATATATATTATATTCTGTGCAGATATCTGATTCATTTTTAAATGTCCAGTTACCATGGCTATATTCATTTTGCAAAAATTTCATATCTTCAATTCTTTCTTTTGATAATTCATTTGATTTTTCTAAAGCAGCATGATAAATTGTTTCAAAAATATTCTTATTTATCTCTTTTGCTTCACTAGAAATAAATGGTAAATCTAGTTCGATAAATACATCTGCTAGTCCTTGTACTCCTATTCCAATAGGTCTATGTAAAATATTACTTCGTTTAGTTTTTTCAGTTGGATAATAATTTATGTCAATTACATTATTTAAATTTTCAGTGATAATCTTTGTGACTTTATGGAGTTTGTTATAATCAAATTTTGATTTAAGTAATTTTAAACAATTATTATATCCACCTATTAATTCAGTTTCATTATTAAATAATTGAGGAACTGTTAATAAATTTGTTTCTATTTTAAATTGTTCAAATGTTTCATTATTTAGTACTATTTCTTTATAATTAATATTATTTTTTTTAAGTAAATTCTTTAACATTTTACACCATATACAATTATTTTTTGTATAAATTAGTACATTATTTAAATTATGTTTACTTGGTATGATAAACTTAGGTAAAGCTATTGATGCTAAATTGCATACAGCAGTTTCATTTTCATTACTATATTCTATAATTTCTGTACATAAATTACTAGATTTAATAGTTCCTAAATTCTTTTGATTACTTTTTTCATTAGATGCATCTTTATAAAGTATATATGGAGTGCCAGTTTCCATTTGTGATTCTAATATTTTAACCCATAGATCTCTAGCATTAACTTGCTTGATAAATAATTTTTCATTTTCATATTTTTCATATAAATTTTTATATTCTCTTCCATAAACATTAGAAAGATTAGGTGCTGAGTCTGGGCAAAATAAACTCCAAATACTATTATTTTGTACCCTTTCCATAAATAAATCAGAAATCCAAAGAGCATAAAATAAATCTCTAGCTTTGGCTTCTTCATCTCCATGATTTTTTTTTAGTTCAAGAAATTTTTCTATATCAGCATGGTGAGGCTCTATATAAATTGCAATGCTACCATTTCTTTTTCCACCACCTTGATCTACATAACGGGCTGTACTATTAAAAACTTTTAACATAGGAACTATACCATTAGATGTACCATTTGTACCTCTTATATGACTTCCTGTCGCTCTAATATTATGAATATGTAAGCCAATACCGCCAGCCCATTTTGAAATATTTGCACATTCTTTTAGAGTATTATATATACCATCAATACTATCTTCTTCCATTGCTATAAGGTAACAAGAACTTAGTTGTTGTCTAGGTGTACAAGCATTAAATAAAGTAGGTGTAGCATGTGTAAACCATTTTTCTGACATAAATTTGTATGTTTCTTTCACTTTTTCTATATTTTCACCATGGATACATATAGCAACACGTAAAAACATATATTGAGGTCTTTCAACAATTTTTTCATTAATTTTTATTAAATATGCTCGTTCAAGAGTTTTAAATCCAAAATAATCAATTAAAAAGTCACGATTGTGGTCTATAATGTTATCAAATAATGTATTAAATTTTTCTATAATATTCCAAGATTTTTTATTTAAAAGAGGAGAATGTTTTCCATTAATGTCTTTAAATTCGTAGGCTAATTTCATTGTATTATAAAATGACTTATCAGTTTTTTTATGTAAATTAGAAATTAACAAAGCGGCTGATAATGTGGAATAATCAGGATGTAAAGTACTCATAGCAGTACATTGTTCAGCTGTTAATACATCTATTTCTTCAGTAGAAATTCCATTATACAATTGATCAATTACTTTCATAACAAGAGAAGAGTATGGAATATTTAAATTAAATTGAATTCCTAATTTCCTGACACGTTGTAATATTTTATCAAAAGATATTACTTCATTTTTTCCATTTCGTTTAATTACATGCATTTCATCAGCTTCATTCATTTTATTAATATATAAATATTATTTTAAATAGATATCAATTTTATAGTTAATTCTTAAAGATATGATAATATTTTATTTAAAATTTTTTTTTGACAAAAATTAAGTAATATATAAAATATTTAAATAGTATCTACTATTTAAATATATAAATGGGGACTCGTTATATGAATAATCAGCAAAAAGAATCATTAAGGAAATACAAATTAGAATTAATTAATAAAAATCTATTAATGAATTATGAAAAAATATTAAATAATGAATCAATAAAAGGTATAATTAATAATCAACGTAGATTTGTTATTAAAATGGATTTACAATCAAAATATAAAAATAAACATTCATCAATTCAAGTTTTAGAACATTATAATAATACAAAAGATAAAATTATAGCAATTAATCAATTATCTAATTATTTAACTAATAAATCTATTTATTAAAAAAAAATATTAGATAATTTATATGAATAAATTTTTGGTAATAATATTTTTTTTAATTTTAGCCTATATATTATTCTTTTGTGTAAATTTTAATAATAATAAAGAAAATTTTGTTTTAATAACTCCAGGGAACTATCCAAATTCAGAAAATAAAGGTATATTAAGTAATTTTTATAAATGGGCTAATCCAGAATCATTATCTAATTTTAATTATGCGCAACAAGCCAAAGCTTATCCCATATTTCCAGCTAAATCATTGATTAATAATAATTTAGAATATTGGCCAACACCTCCTAATGGTACATGTGCATTTCCAGAATTATGTAATAATTTTTATGATGTACTAGATTGTAAAGTACAAGAAAAAAATCATAGTAGTAAAATAAGTATATGGCCACCATGTAAAAAACCACGAGTAAATTTATGGTGCTCAAATTAAATAATATTTTCAATTAAACAAATAGGTTTTTCTACCTTAACTCTTTTTTTTGGTGCTCTATGTTGATAGCCATTAATTTTTTCATAAGTTATAATATTCCAAAATTTTTCTATTATAGATAATGATTGATTAAACCAAAATTTATTACGTAAAACTAAAACACAGCTGATTACATCAAGTTTCCAAAATATATCTTTAATAAAGTTTAATTCATTATTTTTTATAATACATTTATTCTTCCATTCTATAAATTCTTTATAAGATAAATCTAAAGGCATATATTCATAATAAAGATTTTCTTCTTTATTTTCAAAAACTAAAATAATTCCCTTATATTTATTGTCATTTGAAAATTTAAAATTTCCATCTTCATTAAACTCTTCAATATTTAAATATTCTACAAATTTTGTTTCTAAAAAATCGCATTCATTTAATTCACATACTTCCATTTGCAATTGCATTTGTACCCAATATTCAAATTTAGGAATACCACTAATCTCTCTACTTACTACATTTTTAATTTCTACCATTCTACCATATAAATAATTATTTTTACATGTATTTATACCATCAGGTGATGCTGCTAAAAATGTATATTTTTTATGTTGTATGCAACCAAAATCTGATAATTTTGTATTATATATTTTTTCATATATCATAATTGATACTGGTTCATATTTTTGACCCCAATGTAAAGGGGAATTAATATTAGGTTTATTAAACTCTTTTATAGGTTCGCACTTTTCATATATTAATTGATTTCTAGTTTGTTCAGATTTAAAAACTTTCCAAATATTACTTGCAGTTAAAGTATTATGTCTAAATTTATACCATTCATCTGTTCTTTGAGGTGGTTGATATACATTTTTTAAATATTCTAATTTATTAGATAATTTATTGTAATTAGGTTTTATTCTTTGAAATGTATTAGGATAAGATCTAATAGGTAATACATAAGATCCAAATAACTTTTTTGTATAATAAATAATGTTCTCTAATTCATTATTAATTTCATTTTGATTTTCAATAGTAATTATACTATTAACTTGTATGGTTAATATATTTAATAAATATTTATTAATAATACAATCATATTTATCGAGCATAAATATTAATGGATTGTTTTTAATAAAATTAAATAAAATAGGCAACAATATCTCAATTAATTGAAATATTTCAAGATTATTAAAATAATTAAATTTTGTATTATTAATTAAACTTATGTTTTTTTTAAGTGAATAATGATTGAACTTTTTTATTCCTTTCATAATTATATACTTTTTTATTATTTAAATAAATTATGAATCAATTTTATCAGTAATATCTAATTTTTCAAGATCTTTTTCTAACGATTTTGAATTTTTTTTTATACTTAATGATTTTATTGTAGATACATGTTTTTCGCATTTTTTAAGATTAAATTTTCGTGTAATATTATTAAATTGTAAATTTGGTATAGTTTTAATTAATCCTTTTTCTCTATCATATTGTACATCTTTAACTTTATTTAAATATTTTCTCTCTAAACAATTTGAAAAAAATTTTATTAATTCTTCTTTTTCATTATCTATTAAATTATATTTAGTAGTTAATGAATCTGCATATAGTTTTAATTTATTTAATTTTAATGTTTTATCTAATTTACACCATGGTTCTAATTTATTTAATACACTTTCTTTTTCTAAAATTTCTTCGATATTTAATATTGTTTCAGTATAAGGAGTTAAATCTCCTTGTAAAAGCATAGTTTTATATTTAATTGCATTTAATTCGTGACAATTTTCAGACATTATAATATATAATATATTTTTAAGTTTAATTAGTTTTAAAATAATAAAAATTATTTATTATAATTTCAGATATGAAACAAATAAATTTTGTAAAGCCAAAAAAAATAAAAGAATCTACTAAAAATATTGATACAGATTTATTTAAAAGAGAAAATCAAATAAAACTTATTAATCAAATATTTTTAAACCAAGACGTAGAGTATAGATCTATATTATTGAAAGAATTAGATCAAAAAATAAATAGTTATAAACATCAAGATCTTGAAAAATCTTTAGAAATAGATAATTTAATAACTACTGATCAATTAATAGAAAAATTAGTAATTAGTAAATTAAAATGTTATTATTGTAAAAATTATATATACTTACTCTATAAACACCAACGTGAAGAAAATCAATGGAGTTTAGATAGAATTGATAACAATAAAGGTCATAGTAATGAAAATACATTAATCTCTTGTTTAAAATGTAATTTACAGCGTAGATGTCAAATATCAGAAGCTTTTAAGTTTACTAAACAGTTAAATATTAAAAAAATTTAAAAATAATTTATTTTATATAATAAGTATTTAAACCGAATTGGTTAAAATACAAATAAAAATGACTTATAAAACTCAAAATGAATTATTATTAAATAAATTATTAAGTTATTATAAAGATTCTAATAATTTAGATACAATGTTGTCTATTATTAATGGAGATTCAAAAATTTCATTAAGAATAGTAGATTGGTTCGCAACAAATTATGCTAAAAAAAATTATACTGTTTATAATAATTTACAAAATAATAGATTTAAAGTTTATAATGATTATAAATTAAAATTAAAAGCTTATTCTAAAAGAAGATTTGATCCTTTTTGCAGGTGGGATAGAATTACTATTCCTTATAAAGAAAATACTTTAATTCAAACGACTATAGGTCAATTAAATTTTTTTAAATGGGCTTTAGAAAACAATGTTATAAAATTTATAGAAGAAAATTATTCAGCTATTGAACAAGATATGAATTTACGAAATAGTACTTCAAAAAGAAAAGAATTAACTAATCCTCAAACAAAAACTAGAAAAAAAAGAGAAGAATTATCTATATCGGCAACAAAAAGCATTAAAAAAGAAGATGTTGAAATTATTGTAGAATTTAATTAAAAATTTTATTAAGAATTTTATTAAAAATTTTATTAAGAATTTTATTAAGAATTTAATTAAGAATTTTATTAAGAATTTTATATTTTATTAAGTATAAATATTTCATTGCCACAATCATATTTATGTTCTTTAACTAAAAATCCACAAATTTTAAATAAGTTATATATTTCTGTTATTTGAAATATATAATAATATCTTCTATATATATTACCAAATTTATTCCAAGATATTAAATTATCACCATAATTATTAAAAGTTCTTTTTGTTTTTGGTGGTTGATTAATTGACCAAACTGATATTAATATTTCTCCTTTATCTTTTAAAATACGATTTAATTCTTGAAGACATAATATTCTATTTGTTTCATTATATAGATGATGAAATGCTGCAATGCAGATAATTGCATCACATGAATTATTATTTAAAGGAATATTTGTCATATTACTTAACAATACATTTAAATTATTTTTTTTACAAATTTTTAATAGATTCTCACAATTATCAATTCCAATAAAATTATAATTTTTATTCATCATATTTCTACCATTTCCACATCCAATATCGGCAATAGTACTATTGATTGGGATATTTTCAATAAAATTTTTTACCCAATTCCATGTATAAATTCTTGTATTACTAAAATGAATAGCTATGTTTTCATAAACTTCTTTTACATACCTTTCTTCTATTTTATTTAAATCATTACTATTTTTATTATTCTGAATCATTTTATTAATATAAAATTTGGTAAATTTATATTTTATCAATTTTATTTTTTTTTATATTTATTAAATAATTTTGATAATTTCCATATAGGTGTAGGTTTGTCTAAAGCCCATTTAGTTAATTTTCTACTATAATGTCTACAATCATTAATTCCTAATATATATTTTTTATTTAAAGTTTTTTCAAATTCTATAATTTCTTCAATAGATTTATTTGTCGATCCCCAATATATATCAATTGTTTGAAATTTATTACTTGATTTTTCATAATCTAATAAAAATAATGGATATATATCTGGATTTTGTCTTATAGTAAATTGTTTATTTAATAAATAAAAATAAATATAATTAAATGGATAATTTGTATAGGTCATAAATGAAATTTGTTCTTCTGATTGTCTAAAATCAAACCTTGCACACTTATTAGCAGATATAAAAGATACACCAATGTGAAGTAAATTATATTTTTCATTAAATTTTTCTAAATGTAAAAAAGTTTTAGTTTTAGTTTTAGGTTTAATAGAAAAAGGTAATTTAGGAATTAAATAAGATTCGCTTGTAAAAATAAGTGCTAATAAATAAAAAAAAAAATTCATTAATATTATATATATAAATAAAAATTTATTAAAAATATAATTATTAAATTATTTATACTGCTTAATGGGAAATACTTTAAGTATTAAAAAAATTAGTTTTAAAGATATGCAACATTTAATTTATAATAAAAATTATTATATTATTAATACATTACCCATTACTAATCAAAACTGCTTAATTAAAAATACAATAAATGCAACTGATGAAGTAAATATAATTAATAATTTTATGAAGTTTAATAAAAATATAAATATTGTTTTATATGGTGTTAATAATCTTGATGAAATGTTAATTAAAAAATATGAACAATTATTATCTTTAGGATTTAAAAATATATACATTTATATAGGAGGGTTATTTGAATGGCTTTTATTACAAGATATTTTTGGTAGTGAAGAATTTCCAACTACAAATAGTGAATCTGATATATTAAAATATAGTCCTTCTAAAATTATTTTATAAATTTATAAATTTATAAATTTATTAATAGTTTCAATCCATTCATTTGTAATATCTTTATAAATAGTATAATCTTTACAACCATCTATAATTAAAATTGTTTCTAAATCTAAATTTAACCATTCTTCATGATAAGAATGGCATTTTTCTAAATAATCAATATTTATATTTTCTCCTAGTCTATTTCTTTTGGTAATTCTTTCTTTACATATCTGAGGGGTTGTTCTAACATAAATATATTTAAATTTTGGTAAATCTTCAATAAATTCTTTAAACCACATATTATATATTTTATATTCTATATCTTCTATAATAGTTAAATCATATAACATTTTAGCAAAAATCATTTTATCTGTTTCTATTGATCTTTCAGTTATAATTATATCATATAAATTACTTTTAATTGCTCTATTTAATAATGATAATCTTGATATATAAGCCATCATTTGAAATGAAAATGCATATTTTTTTTGATCACGGTAATAATTTACTAATATATTATTACCATTTATATCTTTAATGTTTTCCCAAACTTCAACTGGCTCTTGTAAAAAACAAATTTTTTTATTATCTTTATAATAATTTTTAAGTTCATTTACTAATCTTGATTTTCCAGAACCTATATTTCCATCTATTGAGAAAATTTTAGGCAGTTTAGAAGATTTTTGTTCATGTAAGTAAACAACTTTATCTTCCATTTTCTTTTTATTTATAAATTTATAAACAAATCAATTTTATAAATTTATATTTATAAAAAAAAAAATAAATTAATGTAATAAATTAATATAATAAATTTTTTTAATTTAGTAATATTTTAAATTCCTCCTCTAAGTCTTAAAACTAAATGAAGAGTTGATTCTTTTTGGATATTATAATCTGAAATAGTTCGACCATCTTCAAGTTGCTTCCCTGCAAAAATTAAACGTTGTTGGTCAGGAGGAATTCCTTCTTTATCTTGAATTTTTGCTTTAATATTATCAATAGTATCAGATGGTTCTACCTCTAATGTAATTGTTTTTCCAGTAAGTGTTTTTACAAATATTTGCATCTTATATATGACTTTATTATTTTATTTTTAAATGATTTCAATTTTATAAATAATTTATATAATAATTTAGCAACTTTATATTAAAATAAATTATTATATTTTAATAATATATAAGATGCAGGAATTAGGTTATGCTCCATTTACAGATTCTAGTGATATTAGTTTAAGTGGTGGAAGAAGACGACGTAGAAGACGTACTCATACAAGTAAAATGAGAGGTGGAAATACTGATGAAGCAGAAAGTACTTCTAGTCCTCACAATACCCACCCTGAGGAAACTGTACATACTGAACATTCCGAACATACAGGAGGTCGTAAAAGACGTAAGAGTCACAAACGTAAAAGTCACAAACGTAAAAGTCACAAACGTAAAAGTCACAGACGTAAAAGTCACAAATCACACAAAACAAAAAGACATTAAATAATAGATCGTTTAAAATTATATAATTTTTTTTTGATTATTTATAAATAAATATTATTTATAAATAATATTTATATATTTATTTATTTATTTATTTATTTATTTATATATATATTTTTTTTTTATATATATATATTATATAATGTTCGGAGGAAAGAAATGTAATGGTCAAGCAGGTGGCCGTCGCCACCGTCGTACTCTTAAACCTAAAACATCACGACGAGTTAAACATCATCGAAGCACCCGTAAAGGAATGCGTCGTAAAACAGCGAGACGCGCATATATGAAATAAATAATTATTTATTTATTATAATTTAGAGTCTTTAATAAGATTAATATATTTATCTAGTATTATATTATTAGATGAATATAACCAAAAAAAAATCTATAAATTTAAAAAAAAAATATAACAAAATATCATATAAATATAATAAATATTTAAAAAAAAAAAATACAAAAAAGAAAGTTATAAAAAAAAATAAAAAAAAAAAGAATAATTATACTAAAAAATATCAAAAATTTAGAAATAAAAAAAGTATCTATCAAAAAGGTGGTGATTCCTTTACTGATACTGTTAATTTAGCAGAGTCTGTTGGAACCGGAGTTAATTTAGTAGATTTAGCAGGAAGTATAACAGCAGGAATTGCACCTAGATTAGCTGAAAAATCAGCAAAAGTGGGTCCTGTGGTTGTTGAAGAAGAAGCAGAGGCAGCTCCATCACCCCAAGCTGAAGAAGAACAAGTTTCACAAACTGCTTTTTGTAAAATGTTACAATCAGGTGTAGGTACATCAAGTATTGCAGCATTTGGTGGATTAGCAACTGGAGCACTTTTTGGAGCACCTTTAATTGAACAAGCTAATGAATTATTTACTAAAAAAAGTACACAAGATAGTTCTGTCTCTAATTACGCAAATAATGTATCAGCAGCAAATGCAAGTAAAGGAACTGCTAATGATGCAGCAAATAATACAACAAATAATGCAAAAGCACAGGCTACAAAAAATAATCAAGAAGAAGAATAATAAATAATTAAAAAAAATATATATATATATAAATTATATGATAAGTAAAAAAAATAAAAAAAAAATATATATAATAGCAACAAACAAATTAAAAAAAAATAATTATTATAATAAAAAAACCAAAAAAAAAAAATATACTTATAAAAATAAATTAAAAAATAAAATTAAAAATAAAATTAAAAATAAAATTAAAAATAGAATAACTAAAAAATATAAACATAAATATAAACATAAATATAAACAAGATGGAGGTAATATAGAAGGATTTAATACTACAGATGGTATATCTACAGCTAATATGGGTACAGCTGGTTTGTCGGCTGTAACATCAAATTTTAACTCATTGACATCTCCATTAAAAATTACAAAATGGATTAATCCTAAAGGGGAAGAAAAATTAACAGCTTCAATGGAAAAAAATAAAATTTTTAAAGCAGGAGAATTATTAGGAGAAGAAACAGCAGATCAAGTTGCTGAGGTAGAATTAAAAGAAGTTGGAGAGGCTGCTCCTTGCACTAATTCTATACCTGGACCTCAAGCTCAATTAATTAGTCTTGGTTGTAGTTTGTTAGAAGGAACATCATTAGATATGTTACAACATGGGGTTAGTGGTCAATTAATAGGAACTAGTCCTAATTTAGATTTCCATAATAAAGATAAATTATCCTAAAAAAATATATTATTTTTTAATTTATTTTATTTAAAAATTGAAATAAAATAAAAAACAATTAATAATAATTAATTATGACAACTCAATTAATTGCAATTATTGTTGACCGCTCTGGATCAATGTTTGGAAAAGAAGTTGATACAGTAGGTGGTTTAAATAGTTGTATTGATGAATTAAAGGCTACAAAAGAAGAAGATGTTACTATTAAAGTAACTTTAAAATTGTTTGATCATGAACAAATTATAATTTGGGATTCACAACTATTGCAAAATGTTGAAAATTTTCCAATATCTAAATTTATTCCACGTGGTCAAACAGCACTTTACGATGCTATGGGTGATACAATTAAATATTATTTAGATATGAAGGAGTTAGATAATAATATATTTGATAGTTGCTGTATATATGTTGCTACGGATGGATATGAAAATGCTAGTATTAAATGGAATAAATCTTCTCTTAAAGAACTGATTAGACAAGCTGAAGAATTATATAATATTAAGGTAATGTATCTTGGAGCAAATCAAGATGCGATATTAGAAGCATCAACAATTGGAATTGCTCCTGAAAGGGCTATTAATTATAATGAAAATGGAGAATCAATTGAAGCAGTATATCGAGCAGCAGCTAATTCAGCAGTAAGAACAAGATCCGGTCAATCTTCTGGATTTATTGAAGCTGAACGACAAGCTTCTCAACCATCTACTATATATACACCTCCACCATTAACAAGAGATTATGGAAATCTTATGCCAAGACGAAGTCATTCTCTATATACAGATTCTATTCATCCTCCTTCTCCAATAGTAACTCCGTTATGGGAACAGCATAAAATTTTAGATGCTGCAAAATTTAATAAATGGGATGTCGTAGAAGCAATGTTAAATGAAAATCCTAATTTAATTAATGAAGAAGGAGGAACATCTAAACGATGGACTTTACTTCATCAAGCTTCATATAATAATAATTATTCAATGGTACAGAAACTACTTTTAAAAGGAGCCGATAAAACAATTAAAAATCGAGATGGAAAGCTAGCTAGCGAAATAACAACAAATCAAGGAATTATAAATCTTCTTATTAGTGATCAAAATGTTTAAGTTTATTCAATTTTTAAAATTTAATAAAAAATATTATTAAAATTTAAATTTTTTTTTATGTAGTTATTATTTTTTAAAATACTTAATTTGAATATGCAAGACCACCCATACCACTCATAATACGTAGTACGTTGTAGTTGGTAGCATAAACACGTACTTTAGCAGTAGATGTTCCTTCAACACAGGCATTAGAAAGAACAAGTTGAAGAGTAGCGTTATCAATTCTGGAGAAATTGCAAGTTCCAGAAGGCTGGTGTTCTTCGGGACGAAGAGCGAAAGAATAAACGTTAATACCTGTGTCTGGATTGCGTGTGTGGGCCTGGTAAGGTTGAACAAGGTCAAAATATGTTCCTTCACGCTCAGAGAAACGATCTTGTCCATTAAGTTGAAGTTTTGCTGTAACAACGGGATTTTCACCCCAGCAATGAAGGTAAAGCGATGTTTCAGTAAGGACAAATGTTCCAGCATCTGAAACTGATGATTGATCTGGTGTATGTGGAGTGTGTCCTAGACTTGGAACGCTGTACATACCAGTAGTACCTGCCATATTCCCTTCAGGAATATTATTCCAAAGCCATGCACCAGTAACATCTTCAGCGCCTGGATCTACAAAAAGACCATCACTTCCTATAAATGCATTAGAAGCTGGTACACCTGCCTCTCCACCACCTCCAGCAATTGAATTAGGACCACCAAAAGAGTGAACTGCATTTGGTAAAGCATCAATAGCATCAGTGTAATTAAAAGGTTGAGCACCTAAGATTTTGTTAAGTGTCTGTCCACATAAGAGTGAAGAACAATAATCAACATTAGCATCTGGTTGAACAACCCATATTAATTCTTTACATGGATGATTGAAATTAAGTTTAATTTTATTTGATGAGGAACCAACTGATTCATCACCAGTAAACTGAAGTTGTTCAATAAGGTATTCATGTGGATTTTGGGCCATACGTCTGCGTTCATCAGTATCTAAGAAAACATAGTCAACATATAGAGAAGCTGCTACTAAAGACTGATTATAGGCAGTAGTAACTTTTACACTTTGACCAAGATTACAATCATTTAAAGTAGAAACAGCCCATAAGCATTCATCTATAGGACGTATGTCAAGATTAATTTTAACTTCATGATATTGGAGGGCAATTAAAGGAAGAGCTAAACCAGGATTACGGCAATACCAGAATAGGAAAGGAACATATAAAGTAGTTTCAGGGAGAGCGTTACGTGGTGTGCAAACCTGGCGAGGAGCATTGGAGTCACAAGGACCATCAATGTCTGAGAACGAAGGATCAGTAATGAAAGTTAATTGAGTAGTATTACCAATCATTTTATAGTAACCACGTTCTTGTTCTGCAGTGAGAGTTAATTGATTCCAGATATGCATCCAATCACCATATTGGCGATCAATACGCTGACCTCCAATTTCAACTTCAACTTGCGAAATTAGCTGTTCACCAGGGAAATCAAGCCATCTAGCATACACTTCATTATTCCAGTATTTTCCACCTGAACTGGGAAGAGCAGGCTGATTAGCCATAGATTGATTAATTTCAGGAAGAACTACCTGTAAATATGTTCTAAAGGCAAGATCACCATTTCTGCTAATAGTGCAAGTTACACGGCGACCGAAATCTGCTTGGCCATTGAAAGTCTGTTCAATAGATTCCATAGCAAAATTAGTATATCTGCGATATGTTACCTTCCAGAAGGTAATTTGGGGATTACCAGTAAGGTAAACATCTTGAGCACCATAGGCAACTAGTTGCATTAAACCTCCACCCATATTGTTATAATATTGCTAAAGAAAAAAATTTTGAAAAATTAAATTTAATTAATTTTAAAAAACGATTAATTAAATTATTTTAAATCTTATGTATACATTTAAAATATGAACAACTATCTATTATTAATTGATTTATATTGGTAAATAGTAAGTAAAATAATATATATATTTTAAATTAAAAATTTAAAATTGACTTATATAAATATATATATATATTATGCCTTCATTTAAGCCTAAAAATTCCAAAAAACTAGAAATTGATGAAACAAAAAATGAAACAGTAGCCAGTAAACATAAGGATTTTTTAAATACTTTTTATAATATTGAAACAATTGAAATTCCTAAATTAGAGAATAACATAAAAAAATTGGAATTAGATATTAAAAATGAAAAAATTTCTTTTGAAAAAAAATTAGAATTAGAAGAAGAAATTAAATATAATAAAAAAGAAAAACAAAAATTAAAAAAAATTAAAAAAGAATATTTTTTACAAAATATCCATTATGTCTTTGATTATTTTGAAAATAAAAAAAATATATGTAAAACATTAGATAAAGAAAAATCTAAAATTAAATCTAAATCATTAAATAATTTTTTTAATATAAATAAAAATGAAAATTTAGAAGTTGATAATTCTTTATCAAGTACACAACAATATTTTCAAAGTATAAATGAAAATATAATTGATACAAATTCTTTTATATATCCTACCGATATCTGTCAAATTTGTAAAAAGGGTGAATTAATACCCATTGATTTTGAAGGTATATTAGTATGTAATAATTGCTCTAATAATGTTAAATTTTTAATAGAAAATGAAAAACCATCATATAAAGAACCTCCCAAAGAAGTGTGTTTTTATGCTTATAAAAGAATAAATCATTTTAGAGAAATATTAGCACAATTCCAAGCTAAAGAGACAACTCAAATCCCGGATGAAGTTTTAGAAAATATAAAAGCACAAATAAAAAAAGAGAGAATAGAGTTAAGTCAAATTTCTAATAAAAAAGCTAAAGAAATTCTTAAAAAATTAGGATATAATAAGTATTATGAACATATTCCTTTTATTAAAGATAAATTAGGAATAAAGCCTCCAATTATGTCTCCAGAGTTAGAAGAAACTTTATGTAATCTTTTTTCTTCTATACAAGAACCTTATTCTAAATTTTGCCCAGAAGAAAGAGTTAATTTTTTAAATTATTATTATACTGTTTATAAATTATGTGAATTACTAGACCAAAGGCAATTTCTTCCCTATTTTCCAATGTTGAAAGATAGAGAGAAAAGAATAGAACAAGATGAAATATGGAAAAAAATATGTGGTGAATTAGATTGGGAATTTATTCCTACTATTTAAATATAATTAGATGGATCAATTTTGCATAATAAATAATTCATAGCAATTATTATATTTACTAATATCCATTGGATTTAAATAATAATAATTTTCATGAAATTCATAAAAATATATATTATTTTTTTCATTTTTTATAATTTGGTTTCTAATTTTAAGTACAAAGTAAAATAGAGTTATTGAAATTAGCATATAACACATAATCATTCCTACTTTATAAAAATTTAAATAATTAATATCTTCATTTTCATTTTCATTTTCTCTTTCTTTATACAATTTTTCCATTTTTTCATTTACCATATCTATAAATTGTTTATGTCCTCCATATAGTTTTTCATCACAACTAATCCATTTTACATCTTTTACTTCACTTTTTTGTGGTGTTAGACTAATTTTATTTGCTAGATCATTATCAATATGATAATGTACAACTAGAGTTTCAATCCATGCAGAGTCAGTGGTTCTAGGATCTCTATATATGGGGCCGGCATAAATAATATCTTGATTTTCAATTGCAAAAACCATATCAAGAATTGAATCGTCACAATTTTCACATGCTTCTTCTTTAAATTCTCGTCTTAGTGTATTAATACCATCTTCTCCAGCATCTACCATTCCGCCTGGAATTGCCCATTCTCCTGTATCTTTACGTTTTACAGCTACAAAATGAAGTTTATTATCAATCCATCTAGTAATAATTGGATCAGCTGCATGATTAGGTCCATATTTTCCAAGTAGACCCCTTCCTTTAATTCCAGTTTTAAAAGGGGTTTCTGGCTTTCCATCTTTAAATTTAATATTACCTTCTTTTAAATTAACTAGCATAGGTTTACCTGAATTCCACTCCCAAATACAACGTGTTGATAATTCTTCAAAAGTAATATTTTTATTATCTGCCCAGGTTTCATTATTTTCCTCTAGTGATGGATGTTCATAAAATGGACATTTTTCTTCATAGTCTTCTGCTTCTGTGTTGTAGCGGGTAGGATAAAGCGGATGAGTATTTAAATCCATTTTTTTTTCGTATTTGTAAATTATTATTTATTTTTCAATTTTTTTTTAAATTTATGAAAATTTAAAAAAAATAATAAATTTAATTTTAATAAAAAATATTATTTTTTATTTTTTTCTATAAATTTTCCATAATCTATACTAGATATCATTAAATAATATTGACCATTCCAAAAAACTAAAATACAAGATAATAATGAAATTAGACCATTAAAATTACTTATATAAAATTCATATTTTATATTATATATTCCAATTAAAGAAATAATACAAGCTCCTGGACTTCTTATAAAAGTACTTAAAAATAAATAAATTTTTTTTTCTGTTTTTTTTTGAATTATATTTAATTTTACTAAAAATAATAATAAATAATCTATACAACCAGGAAATCCTGATATAAAAAATAATGCTGTTGGACTAATAATAGTTTTTTTATAATATTCAATAGAACCAGCTATAAATACCATTAAAAAATGATGCATTTTATCATCGTTTGTTAAATTAAAAAATAAAATATGATATAAATGAGTTAATATAGAAATGTAAAAAGTATTATAGGAGTAATTATTCCATGAAGTGGATATACTATTTATTGGATCATTTAAAAATTGAATTAAATTGGGAAATGAATTTATAGTAACAAATAAATTACTTATAAAATGTATAAAAAACCATCTTATATTTGGATTTTCTCTAATAATTATATTAGGATTTATTGTATTTGCTAGTTTAATTGCTGTAAAATCAGATAAAAAAAGAAGAGAACCTATTAATAAAAATTTTTGCATTAGAAATAGTTATAATATTTTTTCTATAATTATTTCTAAATAGTTAAAATATATAATTTTTTTTAAGCAGGAAAACCAACTAAATTTGCACCTATACCAAATCCGGCACCAGTTCTAGCTGTACTTCCCATACTTGGAACGTAAGTATCTAGAATACTAAAAGTAGCAGCAGCTACTAAAGCAATTAATGCAATTTCATCAATTTTTAATTGTTTTTGAGGAATAGCAAAAGCAGCAATAGCTACCATAAAGCCTTCTACTAAATATTTTATAGCTCTTCGAATAAGTTCGCCCATGTCAAACATTCCATTCATTATTATATTAAAAGTAAAGAAAAAAATAATATTATTAAATAAAAAACTTAAAATTAAATAACAAATTATATTTATATGGATAAAACTTCTAAACATGTTGATCTCTTAGACGAAGATAAGCCATTGGCTGGACAAAAATTTGTGTGTTTATCTTTTGTCTCTCCAGAAAAAATAATAAAACAAAAAGAAATGTTTATGTTTGAAAAATTTATTGAACAATGGGATCTTTCTAAATCTATGGAAAAATTTACACAATTTTTAAGTTTTTTAGCTTTCAAATATAGTTTAAACTTTGATAAATTAACAGCTGATTTACAAGAATTTGCTTTAGAAGAAAAAGATAAATTATTTTTAACTAATTTAAGCGATGAATATAAAAGCTATTTAGATGCACATGAAGAAAAATTAGAAGAAGAATTTAATTCAATTTATCAATTTCAAACCTCTACAAGAGGAATAAAAGTTCGTGGTTCTTTTCCTAGTCAACAAGAAGCAGAACTTCGTTGTAAAATGTTAAGAGAGGCTGATCCTAATCATGATGTTTATGTTGGACCTGTTGGTACATGGATGCCTTTTCATCCTGAAGCTTATAAAACAGGTAGAGTTGAATATTTAGAACAAGAATTAAATGAATTAATGAATGAAAAAGATAAAAATGAAAAGTTTGCTAAAACTGAATTTGATAAAAGAGTAAGAGAAGCTAAAGAAAAAGCAATGGAAGAAAATCGTAAAAAAGCTGAAGAAACAGGTGCTAAATTAACCCAAACTATCAATGAAAATGGTGAATTAGTAAGTATTAATAATTTAAATACAACTGAACTTTCTCTTAATTATAATTCTAATGTTAATTCAAAAGAAATTTCAGTTTCCGATATTAGACAGGAATTATTTGAAGGTGATAATATAGTTGTAAGTAATAAGAGTGATCATGGTCTATCTAATTTAACTTCTGTAAACAATAATCAAGAAAAAATAGAAAAAGTTGATTAAATTTATATAATACAATTAATCAATCTATTTATAATTTATTTATATTTATATTTATAAAATAATTATAATTTGTAAATATTATTATTATTTAAATAATAATAATTATAATATTTTAATGACTAATATTGAAATACATAAAAATATATTAGAGAGATTAAATTTTTTTATTAAAAATAAAAAAATTCCTAATATAATTTTTCATGGTCCAATGGGAAGTGGAAAAAGAACTATTTTAAATAAATTTATAAATATGATCTATAATAATGATAGTTTATTAATTAAACATAATGTTATATATGTTAATTGTGCTCATGGAAAAGGAATAAAATTTATTAGAGAAGATTTAAAATTTTTTGCTAAAACTAATATTAATATTAAAAATGGAAATTTTTTTAAAAGTGTTATTTTATTAAATGCTGATAAATTAACTATTGATGCGCAATCAGCATTAAGAAGATGTATTGAATTATTTACTCATACTACTAGATTTTTTATAATTGTTGAAGATAAATATAAATTATTAAAACCTATATTATCTAGATTTTGTGAATTATATATATCTTTACCAATAATTAATAATAATCCAACAAATTTACATAGTTATTATTTAGATCAATTCTTTAATTTTTCAAATGAAAAATATAAAAGATATTTAAATTTATGTAAATTATTAAATAAAAAAATAGATAATTATAATGAATTATTTAAGTTATCAGAAAAATTATATAATAAAGCCTATAGTGCTTTAGATTTAATAAATTATATAGAAAATAAATATTTTGATGATAAAGAAAAATTTAAAATTTTGATAATATTTCAAAAAGTTAAAAAAGAATTTAGAAATGAAAAAACTTCTATTTTATATTTATTAAATAATATATATTTTCGTTTTAATAGTAATTTAGAAAATATAGCATTTATGTAAATGGACGATTATTCATTAGCTTCACTAGTAGATTCAAAAAATGAATGGTGCAGTAGACTTTTAACTGTTTTAACACCTTGTGTTATTGAAGGACTTAAATCTATTTTTGACGAAGCATATCAATTATGTATAGAAAATGAAGAACAAGATAAATATTTAATGACTTTTCAAAATTTTTTAAGCAGAGTTCCTAAATGGAACTCATCTATTATAGAAGAAGAACAAAATAGAATTATTCAAAGAAGTGGTTGTGGATATTTAGATGATTTAATTACATGTGTACATATTGTTCAATTAAAAGCATTAACTTGTAGTCGTGTAGGTAATAAACAAAAAAAAGTTGATATTAATATTCCTCCTATAAATACATTTATTCATAAAGTCTATGTAAATGTAGCTAGAAAAGTTTATACTAATATATATTTATTTGAAGTTGGAATCAGTCCTTTAACTATTCAAAAAAATAATCGTGAATTAGAAATAATTATAAAAGAAATGATATTAAATACCATTAGAGATAGTATACCTGTAGAAAGTTTACTTAAAGCATATTTAGATGAAACAGAAGAAATTGATGTAAAAATTGAAGAAAGACAAGAAATAATTCCAGTTAAATCTAAAGTTGATGAAAAAATAGAAGAATCTAGTCAATATAAACAAGATAATGAAATGAAAGATTTAAATAAATCTGTAGAAAATATATTAACTAGTGATACTACAAATGAATTAGAAAATCCAAATTTAAATAAAGGATTAGATAATAAATTAGAAATTGAAGATTCTCAAAATGTTAAATTAAAGATAGATAATCTAGATAACTCTGTTATTAATGATAATGAAGGTAATCAAAATAATCAAGATAATCAAAATAATCAAGATAATCAAGATATTAAATTTTCTAACATTGATATAGCTTTTGATACAACAGGTAAAGTAGAACAAATAAAAGCTCCTAAAGATTTAGAAACTTTAGAGGAAATTTCCAAATTTAATAATGAAAAAAGAAAAAAAGAAGAAGAAGATGAAGATGAACCATTAGTAATAGGTGAATCTATAGATTTAGGAATGGACTTAATTAATGATTTATCTATTGATCCAAAATCTAAAGAAGAAATTATACTAAAAGATATTGAAGTTTTATAAAAAATACGTTTAATTTAAAAATCAAATTTATAAAATATTTGTAATGGAGAATACTTTACAAATAGCTATAATAGTTGGAATTATTTTTTTAATTATTAAATTTATTTATATTAAATTTGTTAAAAAAACTAATGAACCTTTAAAACCAATTGTAAGTGATAGTTTAATTACATTTATATCAACATTAATAGCTTTATTTATTATGGAACAATTTGGTTTTTTAAAAACAATGATTGGAGGAGGAGATGATGGAATTAAAGCATTTGTAAGTAATCCTGAATTTTAAATTTAAATTAATCTATTATAAATTAATTTAAAAAAGATATAATTTAAAAATATATAATTTAAAAAATATATAATTTAAAAATAGTATTAAATTAATTATTTATACATATTAAAAAGAATTTAATAATAACTAGGTAATTCATCTATATTTATTATAAATGCTTTTTTATTTATGGATTTTTTAGAAATTAAATATTGATTAAAATGTTCATTTTCTAAAACTTTTAAAGGAGTATGATTATGAACTGTACGTGCTATCATTTTATATAATTTAAAATCTGGATATCTTTCTTCGCCATTATTTTTATATAAAATATTTCTATTTTTATCATCATAACACCAATTAATAATTATTTTTTTTATTGTAGATTTTATAGTTTTTATTTGTTCTAAATCTTCTACAAAAAAATCAAAAATAGAACAACCCAATCTACAAAGATCAAAACTAAAATTGGGTTCTAAAGTAGGTTTATTTTCATCAATATATACTCCAAAATTATATTGAGTAGATGCATCTCCATCTTTACTATAACTATCAGAACACATTTGTTTTCCTTTATAGTTGTAAATAGCTCTTCCAAAATCTATAATTTTATAGATTTTACCAAATGTAGGAACTTTATAGTGTTTATTATTAATTTTATATATAATAAATTTTTTATCTGTTTCACAATACATTATATTATTTGTATGTAAATCATTATGTGTCATCTTAAATGTTTTTTGATAAGTTGCTAATATCATAATAATTTGTAAGATTATTGAATCCCATTCTTGATCTTTTATTTTATTATTTGTTATATATGAATCTAAAGTATCAATACAACACTCTAGTGCTATTAATTCAACTGGAAATTCTTTAATTGATATAATAACAGAGTCTTCAGATGCTGTTGAACAAGAAGATGTATCCTCATTATCTTCATTTTCACTATTGTTACTATTATCACTGGATTCTTCATGAGTATTAGATGTTCTAGATGAACATGTTGAACCTGAACTATTAGTATTTTTTTTGTTACTTGAATTTAAATTATATTCAAATATTAAATTATTGGAATTATCATTATTAAAATTATCTGATAAATCACAAGAAAAAACATTATTTATACTACTTAAATCATTTAGATTAGAAAGAGATATATAATTTTCTTTATTAATTATATTTTCATCAATTACTAATTTTTTTTTGTTATTTCTTGTATCAAAATTTAATTTTTCTATATGAGAATTATTTGTAAATTTAAAAATAACATTATTATTTTTATGAAATTCTTCTGAGTTATATAAAAATTCTATATCATCTCCTATATCTATTAATAAATTTTCTTTTATAGCTAAAAATGTTCCAAAACAATCAACTCCATGAATAAAACTATGATTATGTAATAATTGACTTGTTAAAAATGTAAAAAAACCATCAACATAAGCTGCATTATTAATATCTTGTAATTTTTCATGTATATTACTAGATAAATCAAATTTTGGTAAAATTAATAAATTTTTTGATAAATCATATTTATCACATATAAATTTAATAGGATCTAATAAAGGACAAAATTTAAAAAATATTTTTTCGTTACATTTTTCCTCTATATTTTCTTTTGTAACTACACAATTAAATTTATTATAACTTTCTTTATCAGATATATCATATAAATTCTTTGGATAATTAAGATTAAAATTTGAATAGTTAGAATTAGTTAAATTAAAAAAATTATTAAATAAAGGAATATAATTTTGTATATCACTTATATCTAAAAGATTTTTATTTTTTTCATTAAATAATATAGAATTATCATTTTTTTTATAAGTAATTTGCATTATAATATAAATAAATTAAATATAATTTTATATTTAACTTATTTCTATAAAAACTTGCGTCTATTAGTTTTTTATTTTTTCTACTATTTAATATATTAATGACTTTAGAATTAAAAAAATTTGATATGAAAACAATAAGTTTTAAACCTGAAGAAAATGCTGGACCTGTTATTGTATTAATAGGAAGAAGAGATACTGGGAAAAGTTTTTTAGTAAGGGACTTATTATATTATCATCAAGATATTCCTATCGGTACTGTGATATCAGGAACAGAAGCTGGAAATGGATTTTATTGTCAACATGTACCTAAATTATTTATACATGATGAATATAATACAGCTATAATTGAAAATATATTAAAACGACAAAGAGCTGTCTTAAAACAAATAAAAAAAGAACAAGAAACTTATAAAAAAACTAATATAGATCCTAGAGCTTTTGTTATTTTAGATGACTGTTTATTTGATGCTACTTGGACAAAAGATAAAGTTATGCGTTTATTATTTATGAATGGCCGTCATTGGAAAATTATGTTAATTATAACTATGCAATATCCGTTAGGTATCCCTCCTAATTTGAGGACTAATATCGATTATGTATTTATTTTAAGAGAACCTTATATTTCTAATAGAAGAAGAATATATGATAATTATGCAGGAATGTTCCCAACATTTGAGGCTTTTTGTACTGTAATGGATCAATGCACGGAAAATTTTGAATGTTTAGTAATAAAAAATTGTGCTAAAAGCAATAAATTACATGACCAAATTTTTTGGTATAAAGCTGAGTCACATAAAGATTTTAGGTTAGGATCCAAAGAATTTTGGGAAATTTCAAAAACAATGAATTCAGATGATGAAGAAGAAATTTATGATCCTAATAAAGGTAATAAAAAAGGTCCTAATATTAAAGTAAAAAAAAGTAAATGGTAATTAAAATATTTAATTTAAATATTTAATAAAAATTTAAAATTAAAAAAAAAATATGAAAATAAAAAATAAAATTTTAAAATCGATTTTTAAAAAATGGACATAAAAAAATGTCCAATTTTGAAAAATCAAAATGAGAATTTTGAAAAATTTTTAAAAAAATCACTTTAGACCATAATGCTCTAAATTTTAAATTTTTAAATTTTAAAGTGTTATTATAAAAAAAAATTTTTTATTTTTATAAATTATTTAAACGTTTTTTCTTTTAGCCATATATACTAAATATGGCAAAAAAAATCTCTGAAAATCTCGCAAAAATATATATTTGTGAAAATTGTAACTTTAAGAGTAAGAATAAAAGTGATTATAATATACATTGTCTTACGAATAAACATAAAAGACTAAAAAATGCTAAAAATACTAACGTAATCTCTGAAAATCAAATAAATATTGAGTATAAATGTTCTTGTGGTAAGATATACAAGCATCAATCTAGTTTGTCAAAGCATAAGAAAAAATGTAATTTAAAAGATATACAAATTATTGAAACAAGAAAAGAGAAAGATGAATTAAAATTACTAATAATTAAAATAATGACTGATAATAGCGAAAAAATGAATTTTTTGATGAATGAAAATAATGAATTAAGAAATCAATTAAAAGAACAAAATCAACAAATTACTGAACTAATTCCAAAGGTTGGAAATAATAATAATAATATAAAACAGAAATTTAATATTAATGTATTTTTAAATGAAAAATGTAAGGATGCATTATCTATGGATGAATTTATTGATAAAATAGAAATATCAATAAAAAACTTATTAACAACAAAAGAAAAAGGACAAGCACAAGGCATAAGTAATATAATTATTGAAAATATGAATAAACTTTCTCTATACGAACGTCCATTACATTGTACAGATAAAAAGAGAGAAACATTATATATTAAAAATAATGAATGGGAAAAAGACGATAATAAAGAATATATAAACAAAGCATTAAATAAAGTAGAATATAAACAATTAAATAATATTCAATTATTATTAGATAATTATTCAAATAAACAAGAAGAATATGTAAAAATATTACGTGAATGTACACAATCTATAAATATTACACGAGATAAAATAATAAAAAATTTATGTAATAAAGTTTTTTTAGATAAAGAAATATAAATAATTATTTTTATAATTAAATATTTGAGATTTTAAATTATTTATAGTTTTTTATAGAATTTAATTCTATAATTACCATATTATTATCGAATGAACATTTACAATTTTGCATCAATATAAAATTAAATCTATTTTCTGTTTTAATTTTACTTAAAAATATTTCAATACTTTTTATAGATGGAGATTTATTTCCATTATTATTAAATATTATTCTAAATATTAAATTCCAAAACACAAATGGATAATCTTTATATTTATCAATATTAAATTTAATAATTGAATAATTATCATAATTATCATATATAATTTTTTCAATGAAAGGATTTATAATATCTTTATTAATTAATGTATTCCATTCATCTGATTGTTTACTTATATTTAATAGGTTTTGTTTTATATTTTTTGTAAATGCATCTTCCAATGCTGGGCTAATAATATTTCTATATTTACCTCTTATAGACCAATCAGGTGTTGTATCCTTAAAATAAGGAACACAATAAGTTTTTGCAAAATTATATATATCACTTTTATAAAAGGATATCATTGGTCTTACAAAATTTATATTATTAATATAAGATTTCTCTCTGATAACTGATAAATCTAAATAATTTCTTCCTCTACATAAGTTAGCCATTATATTTTCTATTATATCATCTTTATGATGAGCAAGAAGAATATAATTACTATTTTCTTTTTTCATAACTTCTTTATAAAAATCTAATCGTAAATTTTTTGTAATTAATTCATAGTCACTTCTTTTTGTATTTTCTCTCTTAATATCATTAATAGATTTAACATATAGTTTAATGTCATTATATTTACACCATTCAATTAAAAATTTTTCTTCTTCTTTTGTTTCCTTTCTATTATTATAATTAATATGAACACAAATAATTTTATAATCTAATTTATGTAAAATTGTAGTTAAAACCATTGAATCAACACCCCCAGAAAGAGAGATAATTAATTTTTTACTATTTAAATTACTACAAATAACATTAATATTATTTATAAATAAATTTGGTATTATTTTTTTTTCTTTAATTTTTATATTAACATTTGGTACATATTCTAAAATTTTTTTATAATAGTAAAATTTATATAAATTTTTAAAATATTGATTAATTAGATTAATTATAAAATTTACTAAGTTGTAAAATCTTAAAATTAAAATCATGTGATATAGAATCTTATTTATGATAATTAAAAGTATTTCAATTTTTTTCATTAAATATATTAATTTTTAGTATATATAATGAAATTTTAAAAAATTAAAAAATAAATAACATTAATTACATTATTATAATTTTATTTAGAAAGTAAATTAATTAATATTATGGTTGAATATTTTTTATTTTTTTTTTTATTTAAAAAATACCCTTACTAGTTAAAGCTTCTACACTAATAATATGAGCACAAGCAAGCATTGCTAGACGTCCATGACTAAGTTCATTATTGTAAAGTGTAGTTGAAACATTATTTTTTTCATAACCAAATAAATTTCCAGGTTGATAGTTTTTTTTAAGAGAGAAAGCTTTTCCATTTTTACTAAAAGGATTTTCCCACCCTGTTGACATTCTAATAAACTCATAAAATAAGATAATAGACCAAAAGGGGGATTGCATAAGGATATCAATATTATAAAGATAATTAATAGAAAGTAGACCTGGATTACTTAACTCTAGACAAGGTAGAACTATTGCTCCTAACATAGCTGCTCTTCCATGTTGGAGTTCCGCTTCACGCCAATATTTTACTCTTTCTTCTTTAAAATTTCTCTCAGAATTTAGTTTAAGAGGATCAAAATAATTAACTGGCGGTAGGTCTCCTTGATAATTAAATGTTTTAACTACAGGTTTAACTTGTGGAATAAAAGTAGAAATAAATGTGTTAGTCATAATTAGCATTGCCATTCTATAGTTATTATTGAATAATTCTTTTTAAATCGATTAAATATACTAATTAATACTATTTAACGTATTATAAAACCATTCACTAAAATAAAACTTTCTATAATTTGATGCACCTTCATTTATAACTCTATTAAAATTTAATTCTCTGTCCAAACCATTACTTCCTCCATCATGTCTAAAAAATAATAAATGTGTTTCTAAATCACAACTAATAAGTTCAATATGTCCTAAACCTAGATATTTATAACCAATATCAAAAACTTTATTTTGCCCATTTTTACAATATTCTTCATATCTTTTTATTGATTCATTTATACTCATAATTGTCCAATCACCTATATATATTTCTCTATAATTATCTCCTAATAATTCATAAATAATTTTAATATTTCTATTTAAGCTTTCAGGAATTTTTTTATTAATATGTTTATAATCAACTTTAAAATCTTCTATATTTTTACTGCTTGAAAAAAATGGTTCTTTAGAAGATTCATGATTATCACTACTAATTTTACATTTATTTAAAATTGATAAAATTTTATCTATTTGTTTAACTTTATTTTTTATTAATTTTTCTTGATACATAATATATTTTTATCAATACCTTTAAATTACTTTTATTTTTACATAAAAAAATTTAATATTTATTTAGTTATTTTTATTAAATATACTAATGTTTATTTATAAAGGAACAGCACTATTTAGACTTTGGGTATATGGATTACTTTTAAATGCAGATAAAATATCTGGTTCCATTCTTGCTCTTTGAGTTTTTTCACTTAATTGTTGAATATTTTCTGTATATCCTAATTGTTGTATAGAAGTGATTTGTGTAGGACCAGATTGAGGTACCCATAATCTATTATTAACTCTTCCAGAATCATTCCTAATTGTAGCTAAATTTTTATCACCATTAAATAAACTCATATTTCCAGGTAATACTACACTATTTTGTTGCTTATTACAATTATTTCTTTGATTCATTACTGCCTCCATAGAAATTTCCCCTCTTTCATTAGCTGATCCTCCTACTCCTAATAAATTATTATGATTAGTTGACGGGCGTTGCCCATATTGTTCTCTCTGTTTTGAAACTAAATATCCATCTCTACCTCCAGCTTGAACATTTAAGTGATTAAGATCTACTTTATTTTCAGTCATTTGTCTATTAGTTATTTTAGTTGCATCGTTTGGATTAAGTACATATGGGCCAGAAGTATTATTATTTACATTTCCATTTTTTCTTAAATTGCCTATTACATTTTCCTTTCTTGTTGGTTTTAAAATATCTAATAATGGAGCGACTGTTGCTTGTACTAAACTTTGTAATGGTCCTGGTTCAAAATCTCTAACTGTTGTTCTATTATTGGGTAACAAATTAAATCCATTACGTCCATGATTATGTTTTTCTCCACTTGAATTAGGTTTATACGCATGGTGCCAATTTTCTCCTTGAAGTTGTTGTTTTTTAATTTCCTCATATTCCCCCTTTATATAAGTTGCATCCCCATCTTTTCCTCCTCCAAAGTATTCTTGTGGACAATTTGCTTTCATTTCTTTTAGTATTTCTTTGCCTCTTTGTCTTTCACCTTTTTCTAAACCAGTAGTAGTTAACCATCTATCTGGATTATTATCAAAATAAGTATCTGGATGGTATTTTTCTACTCTACCTTCTATTCCTAAATTGGATATTTGTGCAACTGCTGGACCTTCATGGCCATTTAAACCAAATGTTAATTTAGGATTGGTTTCTACTCTTAGTTCATCAACTGTTTTGGGTAACCAAGAATTTCTAGATTCCATACCAGCATTAAATCCATCAGATCCCTTTGTTGTATAACCTTTATTTAATCCAGGTCCTACTTGTTCACTATCCCATGGTTTTACATTTGCCATATTCATTGAAGGATTTTGTCTTGATAAATAAAATTCATTTTGATCGGGAGCACCATGGGCAAAATGTAAATTTTTTTCAGGTTGAAATAAAGGAGCTGTTTCTTGTTTTTTAAAATATTGTGATCCTAATCCCTGTAAATTATCTAATCTTGTTTCAGCAATATTATAATCAGCTCCTGCTCCTTTAATTTTAGCTCCAAAAAATGGTACCATATTATTATGTTTAAAGTCATTTCTAGTAATAGGATTTCCTGTTAAAGAACTTATATTAACTACATTTTCTAATTCATTAACAGCAGATTTTTCATTATTATTATTAAATCTTGTTTCACTAAAATATTTATCAGTACTTTGATTAGCATTTGGGTAATAATTAATATTATTATCTTGTGATACAGGTACTGGTTTTGGATAATCAGTTTCTATTTTTTGTTTATTTAAATTTGAATAATTTTCTTTTTTTTTATTATCTGATTTTGACATTACAAATAAACTACCTAAAACTACAATAGGAATTGCTAATTCAGCCATTATATATATATTATATAATTAATTTATAAATTATTTAAACAAATTTACTTTCGGTAAACATTCTTTAATTAAATAATAATCTTTTTCTAATATTCGGGAACTTAAATTATTATGAAATGGTAAACATACATTAGTTTGTGGATTAAAAAGTGGGAAATCAAAATTATTTTGTTCTAAATCTAGGGCAGTCCAAGGAGGATTTGTAGCTCTAGGTTGTTCTACAAAAGGTTTACAACTTGGATATTCAATTTTACTTGTAGGTACTTTATTTTCTTGAAAATTATTTTTATTTAAACAGTCTAATGTTAAATGTCTATTTAATCCTAATAATTCACTTTCTAAGTTTATTGTATTTGTTTGTAAATTAGCCCCCCATTGTTGTAGCCTTATATAAGGATCTTCCATATAACAAGGTTTTGTACCATTTCCAGGCTTATCTAACATATATCTTCCTTTAAAAGTTGATTCTTCTAATTGTTTTTGAATACGACATGGATCATCATGAAATCTTGTAAATGACATTATATATATATAATTAAAAAATTATAATTTTAAATTAAAGATAATGCTTATTAATTTTTAATAAATAAAATTATATATTTATTAATAAATATTTACTGAAATAATAAAAAATATTTATTTAGATAAAAAATTTATTAAATAAAAACTCTAAAAAATAATTAAAAATTTATTAATATGTAAATTTTAAATGTAAAATAATAAATAATTATTTCTAAATAGTTAGTATTATGGATTTAAATGTAGATAATTATAATATTGATGAATTACTTAATCTATTTAATATTAAAGAAAATGATAATTTAATTAATACATTACAAAATAATTTATCTAAATCAATTAATCTAATTAATAAAGAAGATGATAATTTACCAGACGATAAAGATAAATTAATAAATTTTTATACATTAGCTGCTTTTAAAATATTAAATAATATTAAAAATACAGAAAATAATAAATATCTAGAAAAAGATCCAATAACAAATAATGATAATATAATAAAAAGACAATTAATTGATGGAAGTATTAAACAACCTATACCATCTAATTATTCTATTAATACTAATATTAATAAATATTCTGAAGGTTTACTAAACCCAATTGGGAGAGAAACTATTAAAAGTTTATTAACAATAAATAGTAAGTTTAGAGATAATTATAGTAAAAGTTCTACTGATTTTTCTGTCGAATTAAACGATCCCTATAATAATGTAGTTTCTCTTAAATTAGCTTCAATGGAATTAATGAATAGTTATTATACAATATCTGAATATTTAAGGACTAATTATTTTTCTATTGAGTATTTTCAATATAATAGTTTAACATTAGATATTAGTAATACTAGTATTTTTGTAGAAAATTTTACAATACCTGATGGAAATTATAATATATTAGAATTGATAGAAGTTATTAATAACGATATTTTTAAAAATAATGATCCTAGTACATCAAGTAATCTCTATTATAGATTAGTAGAAGTAGTATATCATCCAATTAAAGGAAAAGTAAATTTTGTATTATATGATGCTTCTGGTAATCCGCCAGATCCTGGTTATAATTGGGGTTTTAATTTAATTTTTAAAGATAAATATCTACCAAAAAGACCAGCATTTTTAAATTTTGGATGGATATTAGGTTTTAAAGACTTAGAATATTATTTTTTTAAACAATTAATTCCAAATCGGTCAAAATGTAATGTTGATTATTCTAATTATAAATCACTAAAATCTTGTAATGATGGATATTTACCATATTATCAATTTCAAGCTACAAATATTTTAAATATAGGATTTAATTCTCAATCAGTTGCTAATACAAGTGGAACACATTATTTTTTATTAGAAGTTGATGATTTTAATAAAAACCAAAGTGTAATATTTAAGTCTAATACTCAATTAAAACATAACGTTCAGGAACCATTTACATTTAGTTTATCAAATATTTTAGCTAGAATTCCTAATACAGCAGAATATTATAATATGATATTTGAAGATTCATCAGATAGAGTATTTAAGACGCGTAATTATTTTGGACCAGTTAGATTATCAAAATTTAAAATACGATTACTTGATGAAAATGGGGTTGTTGTAAATTTAAATGATAATGATATAGTGATTAATTTAGAAATAGAAACATTAAATAGTCCCTATAAAAATTTAGATTATAGAAATTAGTTTTTCTTTCTCTTCTTTATATTTATATGAATAATCAAGAAGTTTATTTAAAATATTTTTAATAATTTTTGAGTAGATTATATTATCTATATAATATTTTGTATTTTTATTAACTAGTTCATTAATATCAATTATATCGTTCCATTTTTGGGGCTCAACTATATAATTTATATTTTCTTTTAATTCATAAATATTATTGGAATTTAAAAAAGATTTTTTAAAAACAGGTACACATTTTAATCCTAAACAATTAGTTAAAAGATGTATATCTAATTCTGAAAATAAACAAAAGGTAGATTCAGCTATAATATTAAGCATTTCTTCAGGAGTATTTATATTTATTATGGTTTTTTGTAATAGAGAAATGCTATTATTTGTTAATTCATATTCAATTATATCATTTTTATTTACTTTTATACAATATCTTTTTTTTGTATAATTTTTTTCTCTTATATTTTCTAATAATTTTGGATAATCACTATAATAAAATCCAAATAAATTAGGCTTATTTATTTTTTTTAAAATTGGTTCAATAGTATTATCGTAATTGCATAAAAATAATCCAAAAAAACTTTTAATATTATTATTTAACCAAATATTTGATGGTTTATCTGTAATTATAAAATTATTAAAAGAAAAATAATCAACATAGGATTCAGATTTGCAAAAATAATCATTATTATTAGTAATCATATCAATTAATTCATATAAACCAGGCTTATCATTATTTCTATCCCATATACTAATTCCATCTTTTTTTGGAATAATAAATTCAATTTTTTTACTAGATAATTTTAGGTTAACAATTAACATATAAAATATATTAAATTGTGCCATTCTGTTTAATAATTCTTTATTTAGATTCATTATTGTATTATGAAATTCATGAATTCTAATATTTAATGCAGATATATTAATTAACTTTTCATCATTAGATTTATAATTATCTTTTGTTTTTTCATTATTATTTGTACATTCTTCATTTTCTAAATTTTTTTTTATTAAAAATTTTTTAGCAATTTTAAAATTTGAATCAATATTTTCTAATTCTATTTTATCATTAAAAGCAAAAAAATCTTCGCTTGAAATTAAAGTTTCATTATTGAAAAAATATTGTAAATTAAAATATTCCTTTAATGTAATTCCAAGTTTACTTGAACACGTATTAAATCTTTTATTAATATCTTTTATTTTATCAATTGTATAATTTTCATCATTTTTGTCTTTCCATTCATCTAGTATATTACTAAAATAATTATCAATAAATTTAATATATTTTTTATCATTAATATATAATATATTAGTTATATATTTATTATGCAACTTGTCTTCTAAATATCCAACACTTCTAGATACGTATCCAATTCCTTGTTTTTTTATTTCTTCACTAATTACTATTTTATTTAAAATAAATAATGAGCATTCAATATAGACAATTTCTTTATAAATATTTAAAGCTTTTTCTATTGAATAAATAATATTTTTTGTATTTGTAATATTATTATTATCTAAATTATTTAATAATATCCAATTTATTTTTCCTTTAAAATCTAAAGGAAAATTTAGTATATATTTTTTAGTTTCTTCACTACAAGCAATAACTATATCATAATTTTTATATATAAAATCTATATTTATTATCATAGATAATAAATATTTTTTATAATTAGAATTTTCTTCTATAATACAAAATGCCATATTTCCAAATATATTTTAATTATATATAAAAAAATATTATATATTACTAATTTTTATAAATTAATAATTATATATAATGCCTAAAATTATTATTACAAAAAGTACTACTGGATTATTTAATTATGCTAAAAAAACTGGGCATATAAAACCAAAAATAATAAATGTTGTAAATGATGTTATAGACTATACATCATTAACTATTATTAATAAATTATCATACAATACAAATGAAAATAATTCGATTAGAGAGGATAATTTTCCAAAACTAATTATAGAACAAATAAATAGTTCTAGTAAATTATTACAAAAAAATGTAGAATTAATTAAAAATTTACCTCAAGTTAATCAAGTTCCTACTATTCCTGAAAATGAAATTAAAAATTTATATTATGATTTTATTTATCCATATATAACTATAGGTCCATATAATATTCCTCATTTTTTAGAATTTCAAAGATTAATAGAATTGATAGATAATCAATTAATAGGCACTACAATAGAAAATGATTATAAACTAAAATTATATAAAGGATTACTAAATGTATTATTAAATGGAAAAAAATCATATTATTCAGAATTACAATTTGAATCAGAAAATAAAATGTTGAGAAATAAAATATGTAATCTAGAAGAATTAGTTAAAAAATATTCAAAAGAATTAGCCTTATGTAAAGGTTTGAATAGTGATTATTATATACCTGGAAAATTAGCTATTAATTTATTTAAACCCAAAAATCTTATTTATTCTCAAGCATTATTAAATATTTATATAGCATGGTATATGTATCTTTTTAACACATCTACAATAGAATTTGATAAATTTAAAGGAGTAATTGATTTTGTAAAAGAAAAAGGTGATTCGGCTTATGATGAACTTATTAAAATTTTAGATGAAAAATATAAAGATATTGAAGATGAATTATATAATAATAATAGTAGTAGTAATTCTTCTTTATGTAATTTAAGTGACTCTAATTCAGATACATATTCTAGCTGTACTTCTTTACCAAATGATAATAAATATTGTAGTAATTATTCCTTATGCGAATTAAGTGATTCTAATTCAGATACATATTCTAGCTGTACTTCTTTAACAAATGATAATAATTTTTCTAGTAATAATGATATAATTTTAAATAGTTCTTTAAATTGTTTTAATGGACAAATATTAAGTGGTAATTTATCAATTAATCTACATAAATTTAAAAGTGATTTAATAAATTGTTTTTATAATAAACAAAAAACAAAAAGAAAAAATAAAAATAATAATAATCGATCAAAAAAAAATAGTTATATAAAATAATGATTATAATTTTTTTAAAAAAAAATTATAATTAAATATAAAATATTTAGGAAATTATATTTGCTATATTAAATTTTTAGTAAATTTTTTTATATTTTTAATATTTATAAAATGGTTTTAAGTGATGTGACTACTATAAATGGAAGTTTACAAGTAACATTAAATAATAGCTTTCCTGATTTAACAACAACTGGTTATCATCTAGATGAAACTATCACTGCACAAGTTGCAGAAGAAGCTCGCCCTGCTGGAGTAAACACGACGTCAGTTGATTACTATATCCAAGTTGACTATGATATAAATCAACACATTACTCATAACAATAGTTCAACTGTACCTGGTGAAGATGATGCGTGGAGTTTGAGCTCAATTATTATTAACAGTTGGGAAAACCCGGGAAATTTAAATATATCTAAAAATTTACCAGTAGTAAACAATTATGATGTAAATGCTGGATTTATCTATACTGTGGCTGGGGCCGAGGGTATAAACTTTGAAGGTGCACTTTTTTATTCAGTAATACTTCAGCTCTCTCTTGATAATCAAGGAAATCTTACTGCTGATGTTAATATACAAGGATCTAGCAATTCTTCATCAACTACTGCCTCTATAAGTGAAAAATCTAATTATGCTCAAGTAGTTAAGTTTGATTTATCAGGCGCCACAGCTACCATTGGTAATATATCTCCAGATAGTCTTTCTGATACAATTGATACACTCCAGATTCAAAATACATATCAATCTAATTTAGATAGCATAAAGAATGAATTTCATAATAAAAATATAATTTACGATTTTACAATTACTGTTAGCGAAATTCCACTAGCAACAGACAATCCACTATCTAGGATTGCTAATTCTAAATCGAAAACTGATCAAAATGTTTTTGATCAAGAAGAACTAGTTTTATTAGCTAGTCCATTTGACTATACTTTTACAGTTAAAAGTTATAGTATGGGAGATGTGACTGTGGTTAGTAACTCAGTTTATGCAGTAATTAGAAATATGAGCAGTAATTAGAAATATGGCGAATTAGAAATATAAGGAGTTTTGTATAAATATACCATTTAATAAATATATATAAAACTATTATATATATATTTATAATGTCAATAGTAATCTTTACAAGTTCTTAAATTAATCAAATTTATTATTTAGATATAAAGGCTAATTAAAATGAAAGTTTAAATTATAATGGAAAGAATATATCTAATTTTGATAATTTTGATGTAGTAAATAATTTACCGATTGCTTAAGTGACTATAAATTGAGGTAATATCATTATTAATGATAATAATAATCTAAAGCTAGGGTCATTTGATCCTTTATTAACAACTATAGTAAACTTCAATGGATCAATAAATAGCTATGTTGATATTTCAGGATAAGAAATTTTACTTACTATAAATGAAAATATAAAAAAAGATCAAATATAATATTAAAGTTCCAATCAACCAACAATTACTAGTATAAGTCCTGATATTTTATCTTCTGTTTTAACCAAAATTTATGTAAAATAACTATTAGGTAATGAGATTAATATATTGGAAAAACAATTACTCAAAAAACTTGATATCATCTTTTACTATTAATATACAAGCTATAATTCCTACAAATCCTAATACAAATATATTTGATCAATTTTCAAATTATAATAATAGAATTTTTTCCTAATATTTTTCAAAATAATGAATATGTTACTTTACAAATATCTTCTAATTACGAATTACAAATAAGAGATTTTAATAATTTATAAGACACAATTGTTGAAAGTACTGAAATATTTGCAAAAAAAACACAAGATAATAACGTTGCCTTATTATTATTAATCAAGTATTTTTATACCAATAAATAGGTAAAAAAACTTTATTATCTAATGGACGAACTGCTTCTGCTATATTATTCCAATCATTTTCATTTAATTCGATTTGTAACCAAGATGAATGATTTAATTTAACAGGATTATTTTGACTATCTATAGGTGCATTATTACTTAAATCTCCTCCAAAGGGTAAAACATTAAATTGTGAATTTGAAGAATCTACAAATTTTATATTAAATCCGTTACTAGTACTTTGATTTAGTAATAATTCAATATTAGATGAATCATAACAAACGTTTTCTTCAATAGGATTTGGCGATGTTCCAACGGATACAATTAAGTTTTGTAAACTTGCAAGACCTATAGATCCAGTTGCTCCTTGAGCGCCAGTTGCTCCTTGAGCGCCAGTTGCTCCTTGAGCGCCAGTTGCTCCTTGAGC